CAGATGACCCGAAAGATGACGCGAAAAGAAAAAAAGCTTGATTTTTCGGCTTTTTAATCACTTTAAGTAAGGGGTTCGATTCCCCTCATCTCCACCAAAGCAAAAATCCAGCAGATAAGCCATTTTAAAAATTATTGGCTTGTTTGCTGGATTTTTTTAGTTTGCATATTTAATTGTAAAAAACAGAAATTAGCGGTAAAAATAGGTGTTTTGAGTATAAATGCAACACAAAATGCAACACGAATTTATAGAAAAAAGTGGCTGTAAATCGTGTTGCATTACTGTTATTGAATGATTAAGTTTTTGGTTTTTGGATAGCTTGTTGCCTTAAATACTTAACTTAGAATTATGCTTGGTTTTGTAGATTGCTTGAATCAGCGGTAAAATTATTCTGAAAAATGTTTATGATTTTCTTATTCATTTCTTCCTGCTTATCTCTTAGAGTGTGCTGATAAATATTTTGCAGGACTGCAACAGATTTCCAACCTCCGATTTGAGCTATGTGCTTGTCTGGGATACCGCAGGCGTGGAGTTCGGAAGCAAAGTAATGGCGTAGTTTATGAAAGGATATATGCGGCACATTACATTGTTGTACAAGTCTGTTGAATGAGTCAGATAGCTTTGCCGGAGAGCAACCAAAGTATTTCCATTCTTTGACCTCTTTTATAATGTGAGGAGGCAAGGGAACAAAGCGATTACCTGCATTCGTTTTTGGTGGCTTTATTACGACATTATTGTTTTTGTCATAGACAGCTGCTTTATTTACCGTTACTCCGAGGTCGCTTACATCGTTGAGAGTTAGGGCACACACCTCGGAACGGCGAAGACTGCCGGAGCTTGCAAGCAGAATTGGCACTCTTATGAAATCGCTTGCGCTGGCGAGCAGAGTATTGATTTCTTCTGTAGTGGGAATTGTGTATGTTGGCTCTACTTTTTGCGGTAGGCGGGTAGTAAGAATTAGCTGAGGCTTGTATGCACGTAGAACCGCAGACAACAGTCCGTGGGAGTTGCGTACTGATTTAGGCGATTTTGTTGCTGACATCTCGTTGACAGCAAGCTGAATATGCTCTTGATTTATATTACTCAGCTTCATAGGCATTAGCATTTTAAAATCGTTTCGCAAATTCTTTTCATAGCCGTCTATTGTTGAAGGGGCAAGAACCGATGACTTGCTGTCTATGTAACGGCGGTATGCTTCCTGCAAGGTGAGGTCATTGTATGTTTTAGCACCTCTTTGTTTGTTATGACTGTATTCCTTTGCCATATATTCTGCCTCTTTTTTAGTTGAGGCGGTAAATGACTTGTAATGCCGTTTATTGTTTTCGTCTGTATAATCATATTCAAGTACTCGCCAGTTGCCTGATTTTAATTTTTTTGCGTTTGCCACGGTATCAACTCCTTATGGTTTGAATTTTTGAAAGTGATATGGTTACACTTTATTCATCTTTTAAAAGTGAATCAATAGTTATTTTAAAATATTTTGAAATTTCAATTATTGTTTCTATTGAAGGTTGCATTTTTCCTGCTTCGTAATTTGAAATTGTTGATCGACTTAAATTTAATATTTTACCTAATTCAGCTTGAGTCAATTTGTTTTTGGTTCTTAGCAATTTTAAATTTTCATTAAAAGGCATTTGCTCACTTCTTTTGTGCGTTTTATTTGAATTGTATTTACAAATTGATAAAAGTGTTATAATATTATAATAGGAGGTGGAGTAAATGAAAAAAAAATTACGAACATTTTATGGGGTTCTTTCATATATGATTTTCATTTTGCTTATTTTTTCTCTTATACTCAATATTATTGCTTTAATTGTAAATTTGAGTATTGATAATGATTTTACTGTAAGTGTATGGGAATGTGCTTTTTTGCCGTTAGTTATATACTTTACAATTAAGTATTATCATCCGTATTATCCTCGTTGTCTTGAATAAATTTTTCTATTTGTATAATATTTGAATTTGCCGGACGGACATTTAGCTTTTGTACTGAATCCAAGAGTTGGAGTTCGTCTGCTTTTTTTATCATTTGATCAAATTCTTTGTTAAGTTCTAACTCTTTAATCTCTAATTCTTTTTTTGTGATTTTTTGTTTAGTTTTTTCGTTTTCATATTTTAGTTCATTTATTTCTTTATATTTTATTTTTTTATATATCTTTTTTATGTGCCATAATAGTCCTGTTATTTCATAATTGGTTTTTTTGGATTTTATTTTTCCTCCAAAAATCATAATGTATATTACAAGTATATATAGCAAATTATCTTTTATAAATGTTAATCCGTCAAAAATAATTTGAAAAGATATGTCACCGGGAGAATTAAGAGCTGTTGTTAGGTTTATGTCAGTATTTTCTTTATTGAAAAGATATATCAAATAGCTTGTAAAATTTGAAAAACTGATTGCGTCTATTTTTTCTTCTGAATCAATATGAAAAGTAAGAGATAGTTTATTTCCTACTACATATATTCCGTAACAGGCATTTAGAATGAGTTCTGCATAATCATTTAGCGAACTTAGACTGTGGTGATTACTGTAAATAGCTTTAGATAAGTATGGATTAAGAGCATAGATATTTGTTTTGCCGATTATTTCAATTTTTCGTCTTTTTACATATGGGCATAATATATCGTTTGTCTTATGTAAATTATTTTCAATTTGCTTATGTGCTTCAAGTTCACTTATATAGTTAAGGTTAGAATTGCTTTCTTCGTAATATTTACCTACTTTCGCAAAGGTTATTTCATAATCCCCAATAATTAAAACAATATCATTTTCTTTTAAGTCAAATATAAACTTATGACATTTATTTAATGATGTTTTGGGGTGCTTTTCGGGATATAATTCTTCTAATTTATTTTTTAATCTATCTTCCTCATTATTAATATTATTCTTTAATACAATATTCCAACCTATTGCAATATAGCCTTTTGTTATGTACTCATAATAGAAGGCACTTCTTTTAGTTCTTAACATCCAAAAATTAATGTTTTTGCTTATTTTTGGAATATGTATATACTCTTCTAATTCATTCATAGTTGTAACCTCACATCTGAGTAATAAAATATAGATTTATTAGTTCTGTTTATTTTGCTCGGTTTTATTTATATCTTCAGATATATTATATTCATTATTACTCATTTGTTTTTCCTCACATTTTAATTTTAAAATACAAATAATGATACTATTATTTTTCATATTTATGGACTGCGTAATAATAAAGTGCACCTAAAACAAACCATAGAATTATGGTAATAATGCCAAGATACATATACATATCATAGTCATAATATGATTTTGGCATAAAAAAGAGTGTGTTAATTTCTGCAATTGCTATTGAAACACCGCTGTAAATTGACGGAAGCCAATATAAATAATACTCTTCTGTCAGGTGCTTTCCTATTACCGCTAATAATACAGGAATAATTAACCACAAATTTTTTATATCAAAGTATGAACCTATAAGAAAACAAGGAGATAACAACGACCCATAAAAATAGAATCCGCTTACAAAACTTAGAAACATTTTAATTCCTCCGTGTATTAATTGTTGCCAAACCATTTAAAAGCTCTTCTAAAGCCTGCCTGCTCTGCTTCGGCTACTGTCATTGCGAAAAATTCACCTTCATTTTTTATTTGTGTTACATCATACTTTTGATCAAATGGCAAATGATATATTTTAGTTATTCCAAATTCATTGTGACCAATATTACATTTTATACAAGGATAGTCACCTTTAGGGACATTTTCTTTATAATCAATTTTTAAAAACTTAGCCATTTTTTTAGCAGTATCTGATAGCTCTATGTTGGTTATAAAAAGTCCTTTAACATCTTTTTGCTTAAGGTCGTTTTCGATACAATAGCTTGCTACTGTTCCGTAAAGCTGAGTAATATGCTTTTCATGAATCAGCTTTTTGGAACTCCAATATTTGCATTGGATAATAAGTGTTACATTATCTTTAGTGGCTATAATATCTCTGCCTAAATCTTCCAATCCCATATAAGAGCCAAAATAATCAATACTGTAACCTTTTATATAATAGCGGTAACCAATGTAAAGTTCGTAATCTCGCCCTATTTGCCATTTGCTTTTATTGTGTGAGTTTTTGTATCTGTCTAATGCAAGCTGATTTCTTTCAGTTGTGCTTAGATTATTATATTCATCTTCTGTTAAATAATCTTTTGTTGTATCGTATTCTTTTAATTCATCAACTTTAATTAGTGGAAGTTGGTTGAAATCACATTCAATTACATCTTTAAGTGCAGGATAAAGAGTGAATAAGTATGCAAGTTGATACTGTGCATCTTTATTCTTTTCTACAATATTTTGAGCGTCTTTTCGTATTTCTCTAATTGATTTTACTTTGCTTAAACGCTGTACATTTTGACCCCAGTCTAATTCCTTAGCTAATTTTTCTATTCCATATGTTTCGTAATCAGCCATAATTTGTGACATATACGGAATTGCAGTCAGATTGGAATGAGTTGATTCTAAAAATTCTATTCTATTTTTTAACAATATTATTTCTTTTGCAGTATTTATATTATCGCTTTTGGAAAGGCTATTTAATATTTCCGTAAGTGCGGCTCTTTTGTTAAGACTATTATCAAAAAGAGAGGATAGATCAACTAAAGTATCAATTTCTTTTTCTAACTCATTGATTTGTGATTTTAAATTTTTTATTTCTATTTTTGGCTTGTTCCATTTATCTTGAATATAGATTACTAATCGAATTATGAGAATTAATATAAAAAGACCTATAAAAAAACCAAAAACTGTTGACAACTCCATTATATATCTCCATAAATAAAATTGTTAATTATTTGCACATCAAAATTTAAAAAATATACCGCTCGTTGGCGGTTACATTATGCACGCTTGTTTAACAGGCGTGTATTTCTTTTTGTATATAATCTTCAAACAGTTTATATACTTTCTTTTCAATGTCACTTTTAAGGAACATTTGCCTTTTATATAAAACAGACATTCGTCTTGCTCTTGCAGCGGCTTGTTGAGATGTAAGGTTACACTGTTTTGAAATTTCATTTGTTGAATGTAAATCTAATCCCCATAGTACACATGCCGGTGAGAGAAGTTTTGAGGCGAAAGAATTAGCTTCTTTTTCAAGCTTATAGTTATCGTGAACAAAGTGACCGTTTTTGAGCCTGTGTCCCAAGAAAATATGACCGAGTTCGTGTGCCACGACAAATCTTTTTTGTGATGAGGATAATGTGTCGTCATATATTATGTACCATTTATCTCCGTCACAAAGAGCTGCACCGAGTTCAGATTCTTTTAATTCATTTATCAGACTGTTTTTAATAACTTTAATATCTGCCGCTTTTGCAATTTGTAAAACATCAACAGGCAAAGAGTTAATTTTAAAATCTATTAAACATTGCCATGCGGAATTTCTGACATTTTTATATGCTCCGTAAAACAATCCGTTCACCTCCTACAATTCATCAGTTGACGGTGCCTCTTCAAGTTTTTTACGCTGTTCATCCGTAAGTGTAATGTACTCCGGATTTTTGCCGTTACAAGCAGCACGAAAAACTTGCCCTACAACTTTACTTTCTTCTACTCCGAGAAGTCGGTCAACTGCCTGCTGCATTTCAGGCTTTGCTCTATATGCGGTTATCACTTCTTTTTCGTGTTCTGTTAATGTAAATGTCTGCGTTTTGGGTAATTGAAGGAGAGTATTAATATTGGTATCAAATAAATTACAGATTTTTGCAATTAGTTCAATATCAGGAGAATTGTCACCTTTAACCCATTTTGTTACAGACGCAGCTGACACACCAAGTCTTTCTGCTATTTCTTTTTTTGACATTTCACTGTTATTAATTATATCAGCTAAATTTTTTTGTAAAATTCCACGCAAATTAGACATTTCTCTACCTCCTTATCCTAATAGTAACACAATAAATTAAGATTGTAAATAGAAAAATTAAGAATTTCTAAATAATTTTTTTAAAAATCTATTGACAATTAAGAAATACTAAATTATAATAAAACTAAAGTTAAGAAATTCTTAATTTTAGTAAGAGGCGGTGAGAAAATGGTAAGAGAAGCAATAGCAAAATATCTTGAAGATAATGGTATTAAGCAGAATTACCTTGCTACAAAAATTAATATGTCGCCTGTCACACTTAATACTATTCTTAACGGTAAAAGAAAGATCGACATTGAGGAGTATGCCAAAATCTGTGATGCACTTAATGTGACATATGATTTATTCTTAACCCAAGAACAGCCGGCATAAGGAGGTGTTTAGATGATATTAAAAAAATGCAGGGAGAAGATTTACCACATGATACGAAATGCTGTTTATGACGCACTTCGTATGAATGAGGCAAAAGGAAGAAAAATCAGTGCAGGCGACATTATGCTTGTGGATAAAGACAATTTAAGAATATGCATTTCAAATATTCCTCGTGGAGCTGACGCTATTTATTTTGAAAAGCTGATGAAAACGGTAATCTCGGACTTTGAGAGGCAAACGGGAAACAGGGAAGTATGTTTTCAATGGGAGCTTAATTCAAAGAAAAATCCCCCCGACAGCAATCAGGAGGATAAGAAAAATTAAATTAAGGAAATTATGAAAGCAACAACAGAAAGAGTTACTGATATAAGAGAAACGGCAAAAGGAAAATATTTTTCAATTAAATTACTTTTTTTATACTTCAAATATGCCATTCCTTTTGCCGAAACAGAATAGAATGTATGCGACTGCTCTTTAATTGTATAGATTAAACCGCATTCCAAAAGGTAATCAGCACAACTGTGAGCATAGTCGTTAAACATCTTTTGTTCGTCGTGGACATTCCTATTTTTAAATGTATCTTCAGTCAAACATTCAAGATGGATTACATCTGTTTTTGGATTTTCATAAATATATCTGAAGATAATCTGAGTTGCTTTGTCAAACTTATATGTTTTCATAAATAACACCTCCTTTCGATTATATGGTAGCACATAAAAAGAGGGGAGGCAAGAGAAACGGCATAAGGAGGTGAGAGAATGCCAAGACCACTTAAAAAGCCGGAGGACAAAATGAAAAGGCTGCTTATTGCAAACATTCAGTATGAATCGGAAATAAGAGAGATTGACCGAAAAGGGCAGGCACTTGTGGCTCACTGCTCGGAGGGGACATATCGCACAAGGCTTGAGGACCCGGGTAAGTTTACGGTTGAGGAGTTGAGCAGGTTTGCTAAAAAGTTCGGCATACCGATAGCGGACCTTTTTAAATCACGAAAGGTATGCGACGAATAAAAATTAAGGAGATTATTATGAGAATTGCAATTATTACAAAAGAGAGTATGTTTAAGCTTGTAAAAACATATGCAGGCAGTGTGTACGAAATGTACAGGGACGATTATTTTGCAATGGCAAAGAGTGCAGAGGACTGCAAGTTTGAGCTTAGAGAGGACAAGGCGGTACTTAGATTTAAGGGTGTTGAGATTTACCCTGATGATTACGGGGGCGACAAAGAGCAGGAGGCAGACGAATGGACAACGGCTACGCTGTATCGCAAGGGTTACCCTAACTATGACAATGAGATTTGCTGGAGACTGTCGGTTGAGGTTGACGGTGAATACATTGAGTTTGAGGCAGGCGAGGAGCTTATGGAGCTTTGCGGAATGGAGCTTGAGTGATGGAAAGGCTTGAGAAGTATAACTTTAAGTGCACTTTGGTAAGTGCGGGGAAATACTGCAAAGGAGGCAACTGTTGTTTTTTCTGCGGTAAGAAAGGCGAGTGCGACAAGGCGTGTAAAAACGATCCTACGGCGTGCGGATATGCAAAGGAGATGAAGGACGAATGAGGACAGAAAACATACTTATCAACATTAAAGACGGCGAGGTTATATCGTTGCAGGGACTTGACACCGTTACAGCCGAAAGGCTTGAGGACATACTGAATTATGTCGCAGAAGTTAAGGAAAGTCTCGACAATCACAAACTTTGTAACAAGGCAGTCAGATTTAAGCGTGTTGTTAAGAACTGCAAGAAGTTTATTAAGTGCTGTAAGTACGCAATAAGAACTTAACAGGAGTACATATGTTTAAAGTCAGATGTAAAGAAGATATATCAGAAGTCTTTGAAGTATATGATGTATGTCGCTTTAGAGCTCAAAACAAACAAGGATATGACATAAGATTTTTGATTTATGACGGATGTTTTAAGTATGTGACAGCGGATGTATTTGAGCCTGTGGAGGAAAGCAATGACAGCAGCGGAGATTAAAGAGGCTTTTATAAAAGAAGAGCCGGTTATTTTAAAACTACCAAATGTGCTTGAAAAGCGTTTTGACAAGATTAATGCAGTTATATACCGCAGAAGTCAGAAAGGTAAACTGATGGTATCTGTAGAACTTGTTGAAACAGTTGATACAAATATGGGCAAAAGGCAGCATTTGATTGTTGCAAGAGGCGGAAGTATAAAAAAAGAGCGTTGACACAGGGCAGTGGTCAACGCTCAAGTAAGGCTTATTGCCTAAACTACATATTTATTATAGCAATAAGCCGCAGAAAAATCAAGAGGTGAAATTATGAAAAAGTCGATTGAAAAAAGGACAAGAATATTGCTGCTCGCTTTGGGCATTACTCCGAATCTGATAGGATACGGATATTCTGCAAGTGCGATTTGCAAGCTGATTGAGCAGAGAAAAGCACGCAGAAAGGTGAGCTACTGCAAGCTGTACGAGGAAGTAGGCAAAGAGTTCTTTTCTAACGGCAACAGAGCCGAGAGAGCAATAAGAAATGCAATAGCGAATACGCTGCCACGAAATAAAGTATTGTGGGAAAACATACTGAATTTCAAATGCAGCGGAAAGTTAACGGTGAGTGAGTTTTTATCGCTTTGCGCCGAAAAACTGATGATGAGCGATGAATAAAATCAATTAACTGAGTTAATAAGCTCCGCACAGCTTGTTATATATTGGTAATTAACTTTTGTTGATTATTCTTCATAAAATTTAATATACTGACTTGCATAATGTTACTGCGGAGCAGGTGCGGCTGCTCTAAGTTTTTTTGTTGAGGAGCAGAAAATGAAAGACTTAGAGAAGATGAGTATTGAGCGATTGCAGAAGGTGCAGCTAACAATAGACGGAGAAAATGATTGGTAAGAGGTATGGTATGAAAAAAGTTTTAGACAGACTGGACAAGAAATGTATAGAGATAAGCAGATACAATAAGCAGCACAACACGCATTACAGCTATGGAGAGTACAACGCTTTGGTGCGTGAGGGCAAGATTATGTCTGAAGTGTGGGGCAGCGAGAAAGCAGGAGAAAAGAAAAAGGCAGGTAAAAAATGAGAAGGAACTGGACGCAGGAAGAGGTTGATTACTTACGGAATGCGTGGGGAAATGTTAGACTTGGGCTGATTTGTAAAAATTTGAGCAGGAGTGAAAACTCGGTGCTGCAAAAAGTTTACAGGCTGCACTTGGGAGCGTTCCTCGAAAACAGTATATATATCACTAAAAATCAGTTGTTTAAAGCATTGGGACTTAATTATTCGAACTCATATAGCAAAATTTCTTGGTTTTTGAGCAGAGGACTTAAAACTCATAAGGTAAGGCGCAATGAACAGGTCTTTGAAATGGTGATGATTGAAGAGTTTTGGGATTGGGCGTACAAGAATCAAGGCTTTTTGGATTTTTCAAAGTTTGAAAAGAATAGTTTGGGTGCAGAACCTGAATGGGTTGAAAGGAAAAGAAAGTCTGATATTGTGCGGATACAGCAAATTAAGACTACGCCTTGGACAAAATGGGAGGACAACTACTTGAGCGAGCTGCTAAAAAAGCAGAAATACGGATACAAGGAGTTGTCAAAAATTCTATGCCGCTCAGAGGGGGCAATACAAAGGAGAATATGCGATCTTAACATTAGATACCGCCCGGTGAAAGCGGATAATCATATACCCTGGAGCGAGGAAGAATTTGAGATACTTGGAGAAATGATTAAGAATGGCTGTAAGTACGAGGAAATATCAGAAAAAATAAACCGTTCCGCCAAAGCTATTAGAGGTCGAGTGTTTGACCATTATTTGACCGAGAGGCTTGATTTAGTTCGTGCATATATTGGGAATGACCGGTTTGGAGATAATATTCCGAATAGACCGCTAAAATACATAAGGCTGATGACTGAAGATGACAGAGCAGCGGCAAACAGTTTGCTTGCTGCTCTTGCAGGAAAGATTATATGTATTGCTAAAGAGAAATCTCCTGTGGCAGATGAGTTCAAACAGTATTGGCAAAAAGATATGTGCAAATTATGGGACGATGTAAAAGGATGTCTTGCAAATGAGAATGACTGTGACAGCTGCACATCATTTAAGAGAGTTGAGCCGCAGTTTTGCAAAAGGTGCGGTATTACTTTTTTTGAAAGGAAAAGTAACGACATATGTAATGCGTGCAGATATGCGAGAATTAAGCAAGCTCAGAGGAAATATGCGATACTGAGCAATAAAAGGAGAATGTAGATGAGAGAAATATTATTCAGGGGAAAATTCGGGAACGAATGGAAGTACGGCTTTTTGAGTATTGAACCCCAAGGCTTGGTAATCAAAGAGCCATACAAGAACGATAGTTCAAATGTGTGGGATTTAGAGGTGATACTTGATGAATAATAGCACAACTCTTACAAAAAAAGAGCGAATACAAAAATTTGGAGAGGTTTTTACATCGGTTGAAACAGTGAACCAAATGCTTGATATGCTGCCGCCCGAAACTTTTAAGCCTGAACGGACTTTCCTTGAACCCTGCTGTGGTGAGGGAGTTTTTATAATCGAAATTTTAAAGCGCAAGTTTGCAAATTGCAAAAAGAGAAAAGACTACACTACATCGTTGAAATCTGTATACGGAATGGAATTACAGGCGGACAATGTTGAAAAATGTATTCAGAATATTCTGAATTTGTGTGGTGAGTATTTCAAGGTTACTAAAACAGAGAAAATGATTGTTAATGAGCATATAATGCAAGCCGACAGTCTTAAGGTTATGAATATGATAAATGAAAGGAGCTTGAGCGATGACGAACATTGAAAGAATCAGGAAATTGGGTATTAAACAGATGACAGATTTTATCCTCGGCGTTATTGCAAAATGGCTTAAGGAGGAATATCAAGAATGACAAATGAGGCGTATGAGCAGATTAAGCTATTCAACTGGGTTGCATATGCAAGGAACACTTATCCACAGCTTGACTTGCTGTTTCATGTACCAAATGGCGGCAAGAGAAATCAGAAAGAGGCATTTAACCTTAAAAGGCAAGGTGTGAGAGCCGGTGTGCCTGATTTGTGCCTGCCTGTATCGAGGGGTAAATATCACGCACTTTACATTGAACTCAAGGTGGGCAACAACAAAGCGACTGAAAAGCAGCGAAAATGGATAAAGAGACTGAGAGAGCAGGGCAATTTGGCACTTGTGTGTTACGGATGGGAGGAGGCCTCGGCTGTACTGCTTAAGTACATAAAGCTAAAGGCGGACAGTGAAGATGAAAAGCTGTGAGAATTGCAGGCATTTTACACGCTGCTCAGCGAGGAGCAGAGGAGTGGTGTGCAACTGCTGGGGAAAATATACAGGAAGAAAGGACGGAATAAAAACGATGGCAGAGGAAAAGGTACTGGTTTTCAAGTACGCAGAGCCGCTCGGCTACAAGGACGAGATTAGAGGTATGGTTGAGATGATTGACAGGGTTGAGATTGAGAACTTTTTGAGGAGTGAGAAACTCAAAAACAAGGACTTGCTTAAAGGCAGAATTAAGATGATTTATTCAGGCAGCGGCAAGGATAATCTTGAGAACAAGGATACAGGCGAGGTTTACAAGGGAACGGTGATGTTTGTAGGCGTTTCAAGAGAGGACATTGTTAATCTTACTGATAATCAGATTAAGGCGATTAAGTGCGTTTATAGAAAGGTGGGTTAGAATGATGTTGATGTACGGTGTTATTGTAATTGCGTTATTTGCGGCTTATTCTTTTATCTTTTATGGAATTTACAGAATTGATAAAAGGGAAACAAAGGAAGAGATAGAAAACTTGAAAAGCTGCATTACTCACAGGGACAAGTTGATGGATGAAATGTCGGAAGAGGCACAAAAGCTCGCAGAAGAAAAAGAAAAAGCTGTAAAGGCTTGCAGAAAGTACAGAGAAAAGTTGAACCTTGTGTATGGAAATCTTAAGAATCTTAATGATACATACAGCAGCAATGAAGTGAACTTGTGCAAGGCGATTGAACAGAACATATACCTGAGCGGACAGCTGAAAACGTATAAGGACGCATATGGTGAGATAAAACAGAGCGAAAATTGAGATGTAACGGAAAGAAAAAAAGCGGCCATTGAGCCGCTTGACTTTCCTGCTAAAGCAATTATTTAAGTGACGAACTTTGAGAAAGGATGTATAATATAATGTTTACATACAAAAGAACTATAAAAAGTGGTCCGCTCACTGAAATTGAATATTACAGATCCTTTCGCAAAATCGGGAAAAATTACGGGGGCAGAAAAATAAATCAAAGTCTTACACCCGAAAAGCAAAAAAGAGCTAACAGAATGCGAGCAATCAAAAATATGCAGAGGCTTATACTTTGCAATTTTACAAGCGGTGACTATTTTGTAAGGCTGAGCGTGCCAAGGGCGGAGCTTACGGAAGATGAATTTGAAAAGATTGCAAGCAAATGGAAAAGAAAAATGCGTGACGCTTTTCGCAAAATTGGAAAAAAGTTTAAGTACATATCGTTTACGGAGTGTGGAAAGCTGGGCAAGAACTGGCATATGCACATTATTGTGGAGCGTGAGGCTCTTGAATTTGTAGAAAAGTATTGGGAGTACGACGGCATAAACTTTACTGCACTATACACAAGCGGTTACTACGAAAAACTTGCGGAATACATAAGCAAAGATGTAGTAGGGGAAAAGAGAATAAGGACGGCGAGATGCCTTAAAAAGCCTGAGATTGCAGTAAAAGAGGCAGGGCGCAGGGAGATTAAGAAACTTGAGCGTGGTGAAATGATAAAAATTCCTGACGGCTGTTTTATGCTCAAGGACGATGAGAACTACAATTACAACGAGATAACAGGTGCAAGTTGGTACTTTGCTTTTTTGCCTCTTGCGTACGAAAAATTTGATATTTCATAAACAAGCTGTCTGCGGACGGCTTATTGGTGCAGGGAGGAAAACAAAATGGTTGACAAGAGTACAAAAGCAATTTGCCCGTTTTTTTGCAAAAGTGGGGATATGAGAATAAAATGTGAGGGGTTTTGTGAGGAAGTTGTTAAGCTCACACTTGAATTTGAAACGAAAAAGCAGCGGCAAGAATATGAAGTTAATTTCTGCAACTGCAACTGCTGGCGTGGGTGCTGCATTGCAAAAATGAATGAAGAAAGATACAAAGAATGAGAAAAGCGTGTGATTTATTTCGCACGCTTAAATTAATGTTTAAAATTACGCTTGATTTTGTTGGTTTTAAGTTGAAAATTAATAGCTACGCTATTAGAATGATAAATTTATGAAATATGTGTGTGGCGGATTTGAATGGTTGCGTGTGATAAGAGGATAGCAGGGCGGTGGGGTTGATTTGGTCGCAGATTGCTTTAAAATTTAAGTAGATGTAGTTAAATTTGAGCAAAAAGCAAAAAAGAAAGTGGTGCAGATGAGTGATCAAAAGAGAATTGATTGGAAAAAAATCAAAGCTGAATATGTAACGGGCGAAATAAGTCTTGCAAATATTGCGAAAAAATACGGTGTGAGTGCCTCTGCTGTGCAGAAAAAGAGTGTAAAAGAAAAATGGGCAGCAGAAAAGCGCAAGCAGCACAAGAAAGCAGCGGACAAGGTGGCGAAAAAACTCAATGACAAGAATGTGCGAAAGACCGTAAGCGACATTGAGCGTGTATGTTCTGCTGCAAGCAAGCTGATTGCAAAGATTAACAGAGCTATTGACGAAGTTGACAAGTGCGAAAAAGTTACTGTGAGAACGAAAAAGACAAAGACAGAGGGCATTAACGATAAAGGGCAGGCAGAAGAAATTGAGGAAACCGCAAGGGAAACGGATATAGAAATCTACAAGGGGCTTGTGAACACAAAAAGTATAGCGGAAATATCGAAGAGTTTGCTTAACATTAAGCAGGTGCTTGCAGGTACGGAGCAAGAGGAGAGCAACAAGGAAATCAATATTATTGAGCTGCCCGAAATGCAGCTACTCACTCCACCCGAGGAGGATATTTTGAATGATTAAAAACAAAATTTGGACGCCGCAGCCTAAGCAGCGGCTTATGCTGAGCCGAGGCGAGGACGAGGGTTTTTACGGAGGTGCGGCAGGCGGAGGGAAATCGGACTATCTTGTGATTGAGGCAGTGCGGCAGGTGAATGTGGGCAATTACAGAGGACTTATTTTGAGAAAGACAGTGCCCGAACTTGAGCAGTTGATTGAGCGTGCAAGATATTATTACACACAGCTTTGTGCAGATGTTAAATTTAATGACACGAAGCACACATTTACATTTCCGAGCGGCGCAAAAGTGCAGTTTGGTTCGCTTTTTCGCACGCAGGACAAGTTCAAATATCAAGGCTTGCAGTATGATTTTATCGGCTTTGACGAGCTGACACAATTTACTTTTGAGGAGTACAGCTATTTAAAAAGCCGTAACAGAGCAAGCGGCCCGGGCACAAGGGTGTATGTACGGGCAACAGGCAACCCCGGAGGTGTGGGACATGGCTGGGTGAAGAAAGAATTTGTTACTGCCGGCAAACCTTTTTCGACAATTTGGAAAAAACTTGCGGTAAAGCAGCCCGATGGCACGCTAAAAAGCTACTGGCAGTCAAAAGTATTCGTGCCGTCAAGTGTGTTTGATAATAAGAAATTGCTTGAAAATGACCCGATGTACCTCAAGAGGCTTGCAGACCGCCCCGAGGCGGAAAGGAACGCACTCCTTTACGGCAGTTGGGACAGCTTTGAAGGGCAGGTATTTACTGAGTTTACGGACGATCCGCAGCATTACAATGACAGGCGATTTACTCATGTGATTAATGACTTTAAAATACCCTGGGGCTGGAAGATTATACGCAGTTTTGACTGGGGATATACAAGGCCGTTTTCTGTTGGCTGGCACGCTGTTGACAATGACGGTAGGTATTACCGCATACGAGAATACTACGGCTGTGCGAAAAACAGCCCGAATACAGGACTTAAAAAGAATTTTGACAAGCTGGCGCAGGAGATAAGAGAGATTGAGCAGAATGACGAAAATCTTAAGGGCAGGAAAATAATGGGTGTTGCTGACCCTGCAATTTTTGCGGACAACGGCAGCGGTGCAAGCATTGCGGCAAGTATGGCTAAATACGGCGTTTACTGGGAGCGTGGGGACAATGAGCGTATAGCAGGACTTATGCAATTCCACTACCGCCTTGCTTTTGACAATGACGGCGTTGCGATGTACTACATTTTCAAGAGCTGCAGGGAGTTTATTCGCACGATACCGAACCTTGTGTATTCTGAGAGGTATGTTGAGGACATAGACACAGACGGGGAAGACCACCAATATGATGAGGCGAGATATGCGATGATGATGAATGTTATTAATCCTCGCCGGAATGTGCTTGAGCAGGTGCCGGAGTTTGATCCGCTTGACAGAAGTAATATTTTTTAGGAAATAAGGAGGAGAAAATGGAAGTAAAGAGAGATGAGAACGGCGTTATTATGCCGATTCGCACATACTCGGCTGAGGCGGAGGGTGTGCACCCAAAGAAAAGTTTTAATGCGGTAGTAAAAAGTAGGGACATTAATGCAGTGGCAAATGGCGGTGCAGACGATGAAACCGATGAAGCAGCGGCTCAGGGCAGTACAAAGGCGATTGGCAGCGAAGAGATTGCAAAGGCGAGAAGTGTACTTAATGACTACATAGCGAGCAAAAAGAGCTACGATGTGCGGTACAAGAACAATTTTGATACATACAATTTGCTTTACACAGATAACGATAAACCGAAGAAGTACAAAAGTGAGGACGGCAGCATAAGAAATGAACTGATTCCGAAACGCATGGGAGGTCAGACGCTTAATGTGATTATGAACAAACATGCAGACCTGATGGACAATTTTCCCGAACCTGTTTTCTTGCCGAGAGCGAGAGATGACGAGGAAACGGCTAAGATACTTAACAGCGTAATGCCATGCGTGCTTGAGAGAAACGGATTTTTAAAAGTTTACAGTGAAGTAAACACAGACAAACTTGTCGGCGGTACAGGTGCGTATGCGGTAGTATGGAACGGAAAAAAAGATAATGGCGTTGGCGATGTAGAAATTTGCAAGGCGGATATTCTGAGCCTTTTTTGGGAGCCGTTTATTGAGGACATACAGGACAGTCGAAATGTGTTTTATGTGCGGCTTTATGACCTTGAGGAAGTCAAGGAGATGTATCCACAGCTTGAAGATGTAAGCTCAAGTACAATGGGACTTGAGAATTACAGAACATATGACAACAGCAACAAAGAAAACAGTAAAGCAGCGGTTATAGACTGGTACTACAAGAAAAACGGCGTACTGCACTTTGTGAAGTTTTGCGGGGAAAAGGTACTTGAGGCTACGGAGAACGAGCCTGAAAAATATCCTAAAGGCTTGTATAACCATGGACTTTACCCGTTTTTCCTTGACCCGCTTTTTAAGCTGAGGGATACTCCGGCGGGATTTTCATTTGTTGACATTTGCAGGAGCTGTCAGAGCAATCTTGACGAGCTTAAAAGGGATATTCTAAAGAACATAAAGGTAAATTCTCAGACGAGGAGCATTATTAATTCAAATGCAGGACTTAATATTGCTGACCTTAACGATTTGAGCAAGGATTTTATTGAGGCGCAGAGTGTTGAGAACGCAACAAAGCCGTTTGAAACTAAGGACATTGCGGCAGGTGCGCTGAATATGTACAATGCGCTTATTAACGAAATCAAGGAAACTACGGGTACAAATGACGCAAGCAACGGTGCTGGCAGTGCGGGTGTGACATCGGGTTCGGCTATTGCGGCACTGCAAGAGGCAGGCGGTAAGATAAGCAGGGATATTAATAAGAGCGGTTATCATATATTTACAGAAATTTGCAGCTGCATTATTGAGCTGATGAGGCAGTTTTACACTCTACCGAGATTTTACAGAATTACGGGAGAGGACAACAAGACAGAGTACATTGATTTTGACAACTCGCAGCTTATGAAACAGCAGACAGATGAAAGCGGACAGATATTTGACCGTATGCCGATTTTTGACATTAAAGTAAAAGCGCAGAAAGCGAGCCCGTTTGCAACGGCTGCAAGCAATGAAATGATGATGAACCTTTACAAGCTCGGATTTTTTAATCCGCAGAATGCAGATTCTGCACTGATTGCTCTTGAGGGTATGAGCTTTGAGGGGAAGACAAAAGTAGAGGAAATGATAAAGAAAAATCAGACGCTTGAGCAGACGGTTCAGGAGCTATACAACAAAAATCAGATGATGAGTGAAATGCTTGCAAACAAAGAGGCAGTAAATCAAAATCCTATGCAGGCTCGGAATAATGCGGTTATGAATGGAGGTGCAGCGGTATGACAGAGATAAAGACGCAAATAGAGTTTGATTTTAAGCAGCCGAGCACAGCAGTTTTTGAATTTGAATGCAAGGGTCACTGTACGCACGATGTGTGCGTGAGTGTAAGTGCACTTGTGAGCACGCTTGTGCAGATTGTTAAAGACACAGAGGCAAGACTTGAAGAGCCTGAGATTGTATACGAGTACGGCGATGTGAAAATTAAATGCGTATGCGAAAGAATGGTATTTGAGCTTAAGTTAAGACAGAAGATTGAGGCGATTATGACAGGCCTTGAGATGTTTGAGGAAAACTATCGTGACGAGATTGAAATTAAAAACGGTGGGGTTGTTTTTAAAAACAGCGAAATATTATAATTAAAATATAATGGTGAGAGTGAGTGGAGCTTATCGCCCGGCACGCCGGAAAGACGGTAGGACACCTCGGAAAGACGAGAGAATGGAGAAACTTATGGAAAAATATACGAAGGTCATTATTAACCTTTTTGACGGTGAAGGTGCAGGAACAGCAGACGGAAACGGAGAAGGGGCAGGTAATGGCAGCGGTGCGACCACAGGCACACAGGAAACTGAAATAAAGCAGGAAACCAAAGTTAAAGCGCAGAGGCTCGGGCTTAGTGATGATTTGCTTGAGAGCTATCAGAATGCTTACGGCTACAAGGAAGGGGAAGAACCTGCGGCTGAAAGTACAGAAAGACAGCAGGCGGAAAATCTTGACGAGGAATTTGAAAGTCTGATTAAAGGCAAGTACAAAGACCAGTTTGGCAAGAAGATGAACACTTCATTTTCTGAGAGATTTTCTAAAGCGAAAAATCAGATTGACACGCTTAAAAATCAAGTAAGTACCGACAATGAAATTTTGAGTATTATTGCGAACAAATATAAAATTGACAGCAACGATACCAATGCTTTGCTTGAGGCTGTAAAGGGTGATTCGAGCTACTTTAGCGAAAAAGCACTTGACAGCGGTATGACTGCCGAAGAGGTGCAGGAAAAATATTTCAGTGACAAAGAAGTAAATGAAACCAAGGAAGAGCTTAACAGATTAAGACAGGAAAAGGCGATGGCAGAGCTTGATACAAGACTGCAAAACATGGCGCTGAAAACAAGAGAAACTTACCCTGATTTTAATTTGCAGGAAGAGATGAATAATCCTGCATTTACGGCTGCGCTTGATTTTATTGCTAAGAGAAATACGGAGAAAAATAAGTCCACAGGCAAAAATGATGAAGTGTTTGACACAACATTCGCATATGAGATGGCGCACGCTGATGAACTGAGGCAGCAAATGGTGAACAGAACCGCAAAGGCTGCGATGAGTGCTGCTACTAAGCATATGCAGGCTAATGCTAACAGAATAAGCGAGAATGTTAATCAGAGAAGTTCAAGAGCTGTGGCGAAGAGTGTAAAAGATATGAGCGACAGTGAATTTGATACGCTCGTAGAGAACATTAAGAACGGAACGGCACATATTCCGAGATAAGACGCCGTTTCGGGAAAGGAACGGATATGAAAAAGTTTATTGAAATTAAATTAAATCTCTTTGATGTTACGGTAGACGCAGGTGGTGTGAATCGCTCAAACGGCTATGTGGTGAACGCATACGGTAACACTGAGGAAACAAGCGGCAATGATTTTACACCGGAAAAAGCGGTGTTTTACAACAGAGTGTTTCTGAAAAACCATCAGGAAAAGCTTGTGCACGCTCAATTTGGCAAGAGGGAAACATTCCCAAAACATAACGGCGGTATTGTAAACATCAGAGGTCTTACACCGTACCCGACTGCAACTACACCGCTTACCGAGGGTGTTACACCTCCGGGTAATCAGATGAATTTCTATTACATTGAAATTCAGGTAAACCAGTACGGTGCGTACACTCCTGTGACCGATTTTGCACAGTTTGCAAGTCGTGACGATATTCTTGTGCATGACGCAGAAGAGCTTGCAAGTCAGAGCGGCAGAACACTCGAGGAGATTGACGCAGCGGCACTTAACACAGGTACATCGGTTATTTACGCACCTGCGGTTGCAGCTGACGGCACAGAAACCGAGGTAAAGACGAGAAGCGGTATTACTAAGCTTTCTACCCTTACGGTTGATGTGCTTTATAGAGGATTAAACTACCTTGAAATGCAGAATGCCGAGCCGATTGGCGACAGTTTTGTAGCGATTATTCATCCGAATGTTAAGTATGACATTATGCGTTCTAAGGACTTTATCGAGGTTACAAGATACTCGGCAACTGAGAGAATTTTTAAAGGCGAAATTGGTATGATTGGCAACATTCGTTTTGTGAAGTCGAATATGGCTTGTGTGTTCAAGAAAGCAGGTGCTGAGGGCATTGATGTTTACAGCACACTCTTGCTCGGTAAAGAGGCGTACGAGGTGCTTGAGATTGAGGGCGAGGGTATGAAAACAATTATTAAACCGCTCGGCTCAGGCGGTGCTACTGACCCGCTCGACCAGCGAGCTACGCAGGGTTGGAAGTGCACACATGGCATTGGCATTATTGCACAGACCTGCATGGTGAGAATTGAGAGTGCGAGCAAGCTCAGCACAACAAAAATTACAGCGTAAGGAGTGAGAGTGATGGCAACTAAAGCAGCGGAAAAGGTTACTGCCGAGGGTGAGAAGATTGAGATTGACAAGTCACAGCTTGACAGTATTCTTGCTCAGCAGGAGGAAATGAAAGCAACGATTGCTCTGCTTACTAAGCAGACACAGAGGGACGCTGAAAAACTTGAGGCAGAGGACAGAAACAAGGTTGAAGAAAAAAGACTTTTAGACCTTGTGAAAAAGGCAAACGAAGAGGCAGAGGAGCTTGTTGAGGCGCACATTGACATGGGCTCACTTAAGAGTAACAAGAACCTTGAGCTTAACATTAACGGCGTGCAGTCGATTATTCCAAAGGGTCAGACGGTGACTATTCCGAAAAAGGCAAAGGAAATTATCGACAACGCTAAAGAGCAGCAGGCGATTGCACTCGGCATTCAGAGCAAGAGAGCAAAGGAAGCAGAGGACGCTATTGCCGAGGAAAGAATTTAACAACAAGTTCCATTTGGAAATCTCTAATAATAGTAAAACGGACGGTGGCGGTGGCTATCGTCCGTTTTGCGTATGGGGTGATATTGATGACTATTGAACAGGTAATTGACAATGTGAAAAGGCTTAAGAGAGATTATGCGGTGAGTGATGAGCAGATTATTGCAAATATAAATAAGGTTGAGATGTACATTATTTTGAATGTTGCATCAAGCAGAGAGGGCGGCAATGAGATTGCAAGAGAGTACGGAAAGTATGATTTGCAGACGGATAGAGGAAAAGAGCTGCTTGTGCCTGCGCCTTATGACGGAATATACGAGGCGTTTTGTGCAAGTATGATTGACCTTGAGTACGAGGACAGCGAAAGATATGTGAATGACAGTATAGTGTATAAAGACCTGCTAAATGACTTTACGAGCTATTGGTACAGAACGCACAGGCAGACAAGATATAACAGATATTATATGTAAGGGGTGAAAGGAATGTTGCCGGAGCTTAACAATGTGAGGAGAGCGACAAGTGAGATAACTGTATTTAAAGGTTTAAACAGGACAAGCAATACAGGATTTTCGAGGGTGTCTGCATCAAGCACTACTTTGTATACGGAATTTAAGGATATGAAGAATATGAGCGGTGACAATTTCCCGATTCTTTCGCCGAGAAAGAACAGGGCAAGAGTTACTGCGAGAGAAAGTGCAAGGATTGTAAGTAATGTGATATGCGCTAATGACGGACTTATTTACCTTGACAGCAGAGGCTATTTGTGCAACAACGGCAGACTTATTGAGATTAAGGGATATGAGTATGATACAAAAATAGAACATCAACTTGTCCAATACGGCAACAATGTATTGATTTTTCCTGATAAAAAGTATGTAAACCTTAGCAGCGGCGCTGTAACGGATATTGAAGTGCATAACATGGAAAAGCAATGTAAAGGTACACAAAATGACGAATACAATGGATTTCATTGTTCGATTGACAAAATTGCGCTTAACACAAGCGTTAAGCCAAGAAAAAAGGTGATGTCGATCGAGGCTTACATTAATTTTGCGGACAGCAGCGAGCAAAAAGGAAAAGAAGGCGGAGCAAACTATGCAGAGTTTATAAGCAAAATTGAAGTAGGCGATACGATTGAGGAATGTAAAAGTGTGCCGAGTAAATTATGGATGTGCACAAGTGAAGAAACAAATACGCAGTATTATAATAACAAGTTGAAACATTTTACAAAAATTGCAAGCTATTACTTGAAAATAAGTGCTGATAAAATCGGGGCAGGACTTAAAGTCGGCGATTTTGTGAAAATCTCGGGTATAGAGCACAATGTAGGCGAAACAGAATGGGACATTGGTACAAGCTATGTTGATACGCTGAATAACAAATTTTTTAAATTGTATGATGTGGCCAACGATTATATTGTGATTAAGGCAAGTATTGATTCAAGTGTACCATACTGCGGAATAATTAATGTTGAGAGAATTATGCCTGATTTGGAAACTGGCATGATAATGGAAATTGACAACAGACTGTGGGGATGTTCAAGTAAGAGTAATGAGATATATGCCTGCAAGCTCGGTGACTGTGAAAACTGGTATGCGTACAGTGACGGCATAGCAACGGACAGCTTTGCGCTGACTGTGGGGGTTGAGGGTGAATTTACAGGAATTGCAAAGATGAACAGTTCTGTTATTTTCTTTAAGGAGAATTACGCACTGAAAATATATGGCACAAAGCCATCTAATTTTACTCTTACAACATACAGGGTTAGCGGAGTTGAGAAAGGCAGCGGGCAAAGCGTAGTGAATATGGGAGATTATCTGCTGTATAAAGCGAAAAACGGAATTGCGCAATACTCAGGCGGTACAGCTGTGTTGATTTCGGAAAGTGCGTTTGGAAACGAAAAGTACAGAAACGCTGTGGCAGGAAAGCACAAGAACAAATACTATGTAAGTCTTGAAAACATTAAAGGCGGAAACGAGATGTTTTGCTTTGATGTGCAGAAAGGTTTATGGCACAAGGAAGACGATACGAGAATGCTTAGTACAGCGACATATAATGATACGATGTACTATGTGAATGATGAGAATAACTATATTGTGTGTGTTGAGAGCGAAAACAGCTTGCTTGATAACATTATGTATTACGATACAAAAAAATGCGGAAAAGAGTTTGAAGACGGTACAGGCAGAATATACGGCGATATTGATGATGACGGTGTGGTAACTGCTGATGATTTGCAGTTACTTAAAGGTTATATAGCAGATGAGAAAGAACTAAAGCAAAGTCAGATTGAAACAGCTGATGTTAATGATGACAACAGTATTGACGCAAGAGATGTAACACTTTTGCAGACATATTTGACTAAGCAGAAACTTGAAATTGAAAACAGTTTTGAGTGGTTCTGCGAAACCGGAGATATGTATGACAGCGACTTTGACACAAAGTTTATAAGCAAGGTTGCAATAGGGATTAAGCCTGAAAAGGACACGAAGGTAAGAGTGCTTGCGAGGTTTAGCGAAAGCGGCGAATGGAGCGAGCTGTATAGGATATATTACGATGAGAAAAAGCCGAGGGTGAAAACTGTGCCGCTTAGGAGAGCTGAATTTTTAAGACTTAAAATCGAAGGTGTGGGGTATTGTGAGATATACGGCATTAACATTACATATCAGAAAGGAAGTGCGGTGAGATAATGGCAGTGCTTAGAATTGACCCTCCGCCTGCGAGCAATGATCCGGGTGTGCTGAGAAATTACATTGCAGACCTTTACGAGGCGCTTACGGGAGTGCTTTACAGTCTTGATTCTGACAATATGAGCGAGGACTTTTTGAAGAATATAAGCACGAAAGGGGACGATGAGAGTGGCATATAACATTTATGACGCAAACAGCGTGAATGACGCTACAAGAGCATACAACAATGTTGCAAACAATGCGCCCACATTTGCGGAAAGCACGCCTACAAAGCAGGCAAGAGCGCAAGCAGATAATTATGCTAATTCGTACAAAAACAGAATAGACAGCGGATATAAGAGCAGTTACAGCGATACTTTAAGTGACCTTGCAGATAAGTATATGAACAACGAATTTAAATTTAATGCAAATGACAGTTCGGAATATCAGCAGTATAACGACAAATACAAGCGTGAAGGAGCGACGCAACAAGAAAATGTGCAAGGTTCGTACTCTGCAAATACGGGCGGCTACACAAACTCATATGCTCAGGCGGCAGGGCAGAAAGAATACAACAACTTTATGGACGAACTGCAAAATAAGATACCGACTCTGAAAAATAATGCATATCAGAATTGGAGCAGTCAGCAGGAGGATACGCTTAATAAGATAAGTACATTGCAAGGCTTTGATAATGCACAGTATCAAAGATACAGGGATAAGGTGCAGGATGACTACGATTTTATGACCTATTACGAAAATAAGTACAGCACAAGCAAGGGCCTTGATATGAGTAACTTCCAAAATGAGCTTGCGAGGTGGCAGGCTCAGATGTCGGCAGCGACAAGCAATTTGAGTAATATTCGAAACCTTGCAGAGCAGCAGTATGAGCACAATAATGTTTCTGCTGATACGCAGGCGAGTATTGACAGTTCAAAAAGGCAGAACGACGCTTATTATAATTATTTGAACAGTAAATTGCAGAATGATTGGGAGAATAACATATGGGAAAAGATATGAAGTATTTGGATGTAGCCGAGGACAATGCAGCAAGGGCGGCGACGGAAAGCGGAACATACAGCGGTTCTTACGGTGATAAGATTGATACAGCTATTAACAGCTGGCTTAGCAACAGAGGATTTGACTATAATACGAGCAATGACAAGGACTACCAAAAATATGTTGAACAGTACAAAGACAACACGCAGACGGGCGCACAGTTAAGCAGACAAACAGCCGCACAGCTTGCAAACGGGTATGAACCGAGCTATGCGGATATAGTGGCGGGTGAGGTTGCCAATAAGCAGATGGAGAATGTGAGCGACGCAGTGCCGACTTACAAGCAGATGGCGCAGCTTGACTACAACGCTGAACAGAACAGGCTTGCTAATGCGGGCAATATATATTCTCAGCTTGACAGTACCGAATACAGCAGAAACAGAGATTTGACACAAGACTACAAAAATCAGCTTAATACTTTATATAACAGATATGTTGCAGACAGACAGAGCGACTTACAGCTTGACGAGCTTAACAATAGCATATACGAAACTAAGCTGAATGCTGAACAGAACAGAATTGAGGACGAGAGAAACGCTGAAAACAGCAGATACATTTACAACACACAGAGTGCAGACAGCAAAGCGCAGATAGCGCAAGCTGAGGAGGAAAACGACAGGAAAATACAGTACAACAAGTCGCAGGACGCATATAATAACTGGCTTGCGAGGGTGAGTGAAATGCAAAAGGCTGATGAGAACAAGGGGAAAACAAGAAATGCCGAAGCGGTATTTGCTGCTATGGGAGTGAGTAAAGCGGACTTTAAAGAGGGCGGCGACAAATATGACGAGAAAGGTATTAACAACTATGTGACATATTCTAAGGCATATATTGACGGTGCGCTTGAGGCAGGAAGAATTAACAGTGACGAAAGAGATTATTTGTACAATAAGATTGGCGTTACATCAGATGATGAAAAGTACAATAACGGTATTGCAGAAAGTTTTATTAATGCTTATTTGAAGAAAGAAGATAAAAACGGAAATGTATCGTATGCAAACGAGGCGTTCACGAAAAAGCAGCTTGAGATTGGTTTTGATAAGGGCCATATATCTAAAGATGATGTAGCGTATATTGCTGCCAAATTGGGAATTAACATATAGGAGGAAAAAATGATTAGTAATATTGATAAGACAGAGAGTGAAAGACTTAATCAAAAGCTTAGAGATATAGTGACAGGTAAATATCAAAGTCCTGCGAAGCAGAGAAATAATTTTTTCAGTACAAATCTTAATCATGTACAGAACGAAGACAGTAATTTAAGTATTGTGCCAAATGGAACGAAAGATTCCAACGGAGTAAAACATTACACTCTTGAAAAGAATGCACCTGCATATTTACCCGGTGCAGAGAAACTGTTTACTGTTCGTAACAATATTGTTGAAAATCAAATTAAAAGCATAAACAAGCAGTCGGAACGAAACGAATATTATACACAGAAGTATAAGGATACTCCAAAAACTTATGAGGGGTATATGAAGCACGCTCAGTATGTAAGCAGTGACGAAAGGGAATGGCTTGAAAAGCAAGCCGAACAGTATGCAACAGCCGAGGACTACAAAAAGGAGGCTGATAAGGCAAAGGCGGATTATAATTATTATAAAATTTTGGGTGAAAAAGTAAAAAATGAGTCTGTATATTACCAATATGTAAGTGCAAGCAAATATGCTCAACAAAAACAATCAGACCTACAAAACAGTGCCGATAAAATTGAAAAACGCATGAATGAAGCTCAAGATTCCGAAAGAATTGCCGAAAGCAAAATGAAAGAAAAGGTGTATGCCGAGAAGTACAAGGACACTCCAAAGACATATGAAGGATATATGAAGCATGCGCCTTATGTAAGTGAAGAAGAAAGACAATGGCTTGAAAGTCAGGCGGATGAGTTTGCAACAAGTGAGGATTACAAGAAAGAGATTGAAAAAGCAAAAGCTGAACATGCTTATTTATATAATATATATAAGGAAAACGAGAGTAATGGCACTACTGCATCAAAAAGTGATGCAAAGGTCGAAGACAGTATTATTTCTAAACTAAATGAAATAAGCAAATACGAAAGTAAATTAAGAAAAAAAGAGTATGAAGAAAAGACAAAAGATATTATTGAGGGTGACGCAAGGGTAAGGAGTATTGTACAGCAGTATTATGCTTATCAGAAAAATTCTGAACAGAGAAACTCTGATAATGATGAGGCTGTGAGAATTGATTTAAAAAGCGGAAATAAATACACTCCTGAGCAGGAGCAAAGAATTGTTGAGAACTTTAACAATCTTGCAAACGAGGGATATGATCCGAAAGCATTATACACTTATTATGACAGAGCTATGCAGGAGCAGGCATCTATTGAAAACTTGCAGAAAATTCAACAGGACGCAATGAACAATCCTGTAGGTGCGAGTGCGTGGAGTGTACTTGATAATGCCGTTGGCTCTGTAGGTGACGCTTTTAAGTATATTGGTGCGGGTATTGCAGAAGAAGTAACAGGAGAGTATCAATGGATTAATACATATGATACCGCAGCGGCAAGGGTTAATACTGTAAGAAGCACGGTATCTGACAAAATAGGTGCGGATATCGGGAATGAAACTGCCGGCAAGGTTGCGTCATTTTTATATCAAACAGGTATGAGCCTTGCTGATTTTGCGGCAACCTTACCACTCAATCTTGTACCCGGTGTCGGTACAGGTCTGCAAATGGTTTTGCTTTCGACAGAGGCAGGAACAGCAGCGGCAAAAGACGCATATGAAAATACAGGTAAAGCCTCTAATGCACTTATGACTGGTGTTGCTGCAGGAATTGCAGAGGCGTTTTTTGAAAAATTCAGCATTGAAAACCTAAAGACGTTCAAGAGTGTTGCCCCAGACAACGTTAAAAGCATACTTAAGAATGCAGGTAAGCAGATGTTTACGGAGGCAAGTGAAGAGGCACTGACTACTATTGCAAATACTCTGACGGATTCAATTATTAACGGTGATATGTCGGCTATTGCGCTTGAGTATCAGGGCTACATAGACGAGGGATACAGTGAAGAAGAGGCAACCCTAAAGTGTGCAGAGAGCTTTGCTAAGCAGGTTGCACTTGACGCAGCAGGCGGTGCTGTAAGCGGTGGAGTGCTCGGTGGCGGTGTTAGTGCTGTAAGTTATGCCCAAGGCAAAATCAACTCAAACATTGCTATTAAGAAGAGCGCTCAAGAATTGGGACAAGAGGTAATGTCAAGAGAAGAGTTTGACATTAATGTGCTTTTGGAACAGGCAAAAAACAGCAGTAACGAAAAAGCTGAGAATATTGCTAAGTCGATTGAGAAGAAGATGAGCAAAAATGAGAATTACAAGGTTGACAGTGTAGATGTGGGAAACCTTGTTAAGCTGCTCGAAACGGAGAACATCAGCGGTGCAGTCAGCGAGAATACAGACGAAAACGAAGGGGAGAATACCGGTACAGAGAAAAAAGCAGCGGCTAATACCGAGAGCAACGAAACTATAAGCAAAGAAAAGATTGAAGAACATAGCAAGTACAAATTCGGAAGTAACCATAAAAACGGCTTGAACGCTACTGACAGAAAAGGAAACAAGGTAGTAATAGTAGGTGTGGAAAGCAGTTCAAGAGCTTATGGTGAAGCAGATAATAAGGTGCGTGTTATTGCTGATGACGGCAGGGTATATAACACCGACAGCCTTACATTTAACTTGCCTGAATATAATATTCTTATGAATGCAGCAAAGAATTTTGACACGAACGGAGCAGGCACGCTTGTGCAGGAATACGGCGATTATGTTAATTTTAAAGGCGAGGAGGGTAATGTAAGCAATTACATTAGCGCATATTCTGAACTATATGAGGCAGGTAAAATGGGAGGCAGCTACAAAAGAGTAGCTAATCATAAATATTATGCTAAATATATTGATGAGTTAGGTCCTCAGAGGGCAATACAAGCAGTTAAAGCAGGCAATATGGACTCGGATATGTTCTTTAGCAATGAGGACAAGCTCGTCAGAATTGACAGGAGCGGAGATGTCAGAGCAAATGTAATGGTTGAGGAGAGTGCCGAGGGCGTGGTGAACCTTGACGAGGGCACAAGACTTGCACTTGAAAAGCTAAGTGAGATGACGGGTAAGGATATAATACTCACTGCCGATATGGACGAAAACGGCAGAATTGACCGCAGGGACGGAAAAATATATATTCGTGCAACGCTCAACGGGAACTATATTATGCCTGTCGCAATGCACGAGAGTATGCATTCCATACGCAAGGAAAGTCCGAAAGATTATGCGCTAATCAGAAATTTTGTGGTTGATTATCTTTTTGCTAAAGGAAATGATGTAAATAAGATGATTGACAGGGTTGAGTCGCTTTATAAAGACAAGGTGAGTACAAGGGAAGATTGTCTTGAAGAAATAGTATGTAATTCTATTATGGCAATAGCAGGCGATGAAAGCGCAATGAAAAAGGCGCTGCAAGTTGCAAAGGCAGATGAGGGGGTTCTTCAAAAACTTGCAAATGCAATAAAAAATCTTGCGAGCAAAATTAAAGAGTTTATCATTACTCATACAACAAACGAAGCAGCTCAAGCATTTGTAAATGATGTAAAGGCGCTTGACAAACTTGCGGAGATGTTCAGCAATGCAGCGGATAACATTAAAGCAAAAAGTGAAGAAGTAATTACAAACGGGCAAAAAAATAACACCGACAAGGGTGTTGAGAATGTTAAGTATAGTATTAATAAAGGCTTTGCAAAGGAATACGATAATTGGGATAAGAAATCAACAGGATTTGCTTTTAAAGTAGGAACTACATCAACAGTGCTTCATAAGCTGGGAGTCAATAATAAAACAATTTACTGGGATGCAACAAAAATAAAAAAAATAAAGGAAAAGCATCCGGAAATGACTGACAGTATAATAAAGCAGGTGCCTAATATACTTGAAAATCCGATTATTGTAATGGAATCAAATACTGTTAGCGGCAGACTTGTTCTATTTGGTGATGTATATGACAGCAAAAACAATCCTGTCCTTGTTGCACTCGAGTTAAATCCGACAGAAAAAGGCGGTAAAAGTTTAAATATAATAAAAATAGCGAGTGCTTACGGCAAAGATGTTGATTTGCAAGGCTTTATAAATAAAAGTAAAATTTTGTATGTTGAACCAAATAAAGAAAGAACCCATAATTGGCTGTCGGTTAATAGGCTCAAATTGCCGTTACCCAGTACCAGATTTGGATTCTTTAATAACAGTATATCTCAAAATTCTAAAAATGTCAATACAAAAAATGACGAAAGTGGCAATGATATCAAATACAGCATGGGAGGATTGAAAGCAGAAACTGCGGACAAGAGTGCACTTGAGAAAGCTATGGAGCTTGAAAAGGACGGTACAGATTCCGAGAAAATCCGTAAAGAAACGGGTTGGTTTAAGGGATATGACGGCAAGTGGCGATTTGAGATAGATGACAGCGAATTAGAGTTTAAAACAGATATCGAAAAGAACAGAGCTGCCGCAATTGAACTTGCAAAAATGAAAGCAAAAAGCGCCGAAATTGAATGGA